CCGGTACCGACCTTTGTGCTGCCGAGCGTACCTACCGTCGTGAAGTGAGGTGGGGTCTGGGTAAGACTGCCAATGACAGCCACATCCATGTTGTCTGCCGCGTCGTTGTAAGCGAGAGCGAACGTGATAGAGCCGACAACCACGACGTCGAAGCATCTCGACGCGACGCCATTCACCAGCGTGACCTGTGGTCCCCAGGTCCTGGTAGACGTGCGGTATGACCGCGCGCTAATGCCGGCCGAGGTATTCAGTCCGTCGTAATTCCAGATCGCCACGAGCTCGCTCTCGAGGGCGATGCACTTCACAACCGTCTGCTTCGGGAACGACACACCGGATGCCTGATCGAGGACCAGCGTATCCTGAATGAGCACCGGTGGGTTGACAGAGATGTCGTAAATCTGAGCCATCACTCCGCCGTCAATGCCGGAGGAGCTACGATAATCACTCACAGTCCACGCGACCATCATCCTGTCGCCCAGAACCGCTACGCTCGAACTCACCGCCGTGCCCTCGCGAGTCGACAAGAGCTTACGGAGCGTCGGTCGCGGTATTTTCGCGTGTCGCTTCCAGCGCGCGTCTTGCGGAGCGTAGCTGTCAATGCAGTCGCCAGCGTTGCCTACGCCACCGCCGGACCCGAACGTACTCTGTGCCTGTTTAATGGCCAGCAGTTCCCCGCCTCGCGCAGCCAGCTTCCTCGGCGATCCGAACGTGCCCTCGTACATGTTCGTCGAGAGGTCGGTGCACCCGTTTCTGCGCGCTATGCGCCCAGGCCGCGACAGGTCGACATTTGTCAGCTCCTCAAACATGTTCTCCGGACGAACTTCCGGAGCGAGCTTGGTCTCCATCGTCACATCGAACGGGAGCTCCAGCTGGACCTTGCGAAGCCCTTTCATCAGAAAACCCAGACGTCCGCGACGTATTTAAAATCCGACGCTGTTGCTGTGGTGCTCAGTCGAATGGTGAGCTTGTCGCTATCTGACGCGGTCTCTTCAAAGAAGACCTGGAGCCCACCGCCGAGAGTGCCGACTCTTCTGAATCGGGCAAAGAACCAGCCTCGCAGTGGCCTTCCGAGCCCATGCTGGATCGTTTTTGTGCGGGTGGCGCTCGTCACCAGAAACTCGACGCCGGAAATCATCTTCCCGGTTCTGACCCACTCGGGGACCTGCTCTCGCACGTGCTCCCTCGCGGCTTCCTGAGAAACGTCCGCGCCTCGACCGTGACCGCGCTTGGTCTCAGCCAAAGAACTCCTCCGGCTCTGGGTCTCTCGAGGTCACGGGCGTCCTGCGACTCGTCATCGCGCCGATCTGAACGACCCGCTGAGCCTCGCTTGTGTCGTCCGGCTGCCAGCCCGCCCGCATGGTGGCTAGCAACTGCGCCTTCTCGCCTACCAGCACCGTGACGTCGCTCTCTTCCTTGTCCTTCATCGCAATCGCCGCGCACAACACAACGTATTGCGTGTAGTCAGCAGCAGGCAAACCGAACGTTTCGACGTCGGTCAATGCCAGGACAGGCGTGTAGTGTATCCTGAGTATGTAGGCCGCATCGGGATACGGAGCCAGCGTTAGGTTTTGACCATCCGGACCAGCCCAGAACTCATAGTAGAGAGGCTGCGATGTGTCGGTTGTCGGGGAGACAGCCTCCAGTTCTCGCAGCTCTAGTGGCCGCAGAAAGTATCGCCGATCAACGGGACTCCTTACTTGAACCCCATGGAGTCGACGGATGTTGTACGGGAGTACAGCCGGTGCGGCCAGCGGCACCGTCGGTGTCCCCGCCTGCGTCGTAGCATCGTAAGTGAACCGCAGCGCCTTCGGGTTGTCGGTCATCAGGATCCCAGAGAGCTCCTGCCAACCATTCTCCAGAAAGCGCTGCGCCTCATCGCTCGACACGAACGTCGAGTTCACCATGTCCGCCCGCTCGCGGGCACGGAGTTCTAGGTCTGCCGTGTCCCAAACGGGCGACGCCATGGCTCAGTCCTCCGCTTCGCCGTAACAGGCTGCCACGAAAGCCTTCAGGCTCTCCTTCAGCCGCCGACTGTCCTTCGACTGGACAGCCGCCATGATGGACGCCGCGTGCGAGTTGAGTTCAGCATCCATCGAATCCGGACCCTCCTCAGTCCCGGGACCCGGGGGCGGAGCGCCACCCCCGGCAGGACCGAGGCCCATATCATCCATCATTCCCATGCTTACACCGGGAGCTTGTCGCGCGTGACGACAATGATGAAGTCAATTTCCGAGTTCGCTGGGCCGTCGGCAGCTGTGCCGCTGGCGTTCTCGAGTCGGAATTCGACTGTTGATGTGGTGTCGTCGAGGATGGGACCGGTGAGAAACGTCGCACTGCCGGTCCCCTTCCGAAGGGTGCCGACAGCGCACACGAGGTGCCCCGGCTTGCGATTGAGAGTCAGAACGTAGCGGCCCGTTGCCGGGTTCGCCACACTGAAGCCCTTGCCTCGCTTCACCGCGGTAGTCGATTCCGCAGTGATGCACCCCGCGATGATCTTCATCGTGGGGAGGTTCCCCATCAGGTTCGGATACTCGGGGTTAGAAGAAGTGGGCATCAGTCCCTCGATTCGAAGATGACTTCGACGAATGCGTTCGGGAACGCAAGTCCAGAACCGCCGGTTTTCGTGACCTCGAAGGTGAGCACGTCGCCTACGGCTACATCGAGGTCCGTGTCTGTGGCCGTCTTGTAGGCCATCAGATCCTTGTTCGTCCAGGCCGCGAGGTCGTCAGTGGTCGGCGTGTCGGCGGCGAACGTGATTAGGTTCACTGGGGTGCCCGGAACCGCAGCCGTTCGCTTGTCCACGAGCAAGGTGAAGAAGTTCGTCGCGTTCGCTGTCACCGCGGCATTCGCCACGATGCGCGCCGCGATGACGCGCCCCTTCTGCTTGCACGTGTGGCCGACCTGCTCTGCGATTGCAGTCGTGCCGGCCACAGAGGCGTCGTTGTGCCAGTGGACGAACCACCGGAAAAGCTGTTTCATGTCGGACTCGAGGGCCGCGTTCGGTGCGATGCCGATCAGGGCGCTCATTGCTTTGTGTTCAGCCATTGTCGTATCCTCTCAGACGGGCAGCTTAATGCGCATGTTGTCGCTCGGCTTCAGGCAACGCAGGTCGCCGTACCATCCGAGGCGTAGCTCGATGCCGTCGGCCGTAGCCTCCGGAACCTCGCCGTTGTGCAGGAACCGAGGGGCCTTCCCGAGCGTCTTGAACTGCCAGCTCTTGCGAGTCACAGCGAGCGCGTCATCGTCATCGAAGTTGATATCGCCCATGATGCGGACCTTGCGCCCGCGCGCGTTCAAGCTGATCGTGTCGAACGCGAAGTTCCCGATCTTCACCTGTTCGCGTACGACGCTGGCCCCGAGCTCACGAGAAAGGTCCGTGAACCTCCCGTAGTTCAACCAGATCGTGTCCGGGTTGCAACTCGCCGTAGACCCGAACGCCATCGCGCGCTCGAGGCACTCGGCCAGGCCGTAAGTGCTGCCGTCGAAGGCATACCCGGCCATGTCTCCCTCGGAAACGCTTCGGTCGACGCCGTTGAAGGGAGTCGCCGAAACAGGACGATTCGCGAGCTTCGGGATCCACGCTGCCGTACCATTCACGGCGTTGTTGCGCGAGCCCTTGAAGTACACGAGGTCCGTCGCCGCGACCCCGAGAACGGTCAGGTTGTCGCCGGTTGAACCGACGGTTAGCGTCAGGGTGTTCGGGTCCTTCTTCGTGACGATCGCATAGCCCACCGCGCCAGCGCGCAGAACGCCGGCTGACGTGTAAAACACCAGACGGTCGCCAGTGTTGAACTTCGAGAACTGCTGAGCAGTCACTCGGAAGGTCGTCGCCGTGAGACCGGCCGTCTGCACCACGGCCGCGAGCCCGGTGCCATCGCCCTGCAAGTCCCAGCCGAGACGCTGAATGATCTTCGTGAAACCGTTGTCGGTCTGGAGTTCCTTCGCGTCCATGTATCCACCGTCGCCGCGCGACGCCTCGATCGTTTCGTTCTCGATCGAGATCAGGTGGTAGTCCTTCTTCCGCGTGACAGTGAACTCGACGATGTCTCCGCCGCTCTTCGCTTCCTGAGCGTCCTGGAACGTGTGCGACGTCCCGCCGCCTGGCGAGTACTCGATCGGGAAACGATCCTCACGTCCAGTGAATCCCGTTTTCTTCGGGAGCCACATCCAAAAATCCTGTTCGCCGTGTCCATAGGACTGGATTCGCTTCTCCGGGAAGCGGATCAGCAGCGCAGCGGCGAACTGCGCGGGTGTCAACGGGGCTGCCATGTTTCAACTCCTACTCGGCGGGCTCATCCGCCATTCAAAACCGCCAAGCTTCTGCGCCTGGCTTCTTCCGCGTCTGCCTCCGTCCAAATCCCGTCGTCGCTGGGCGCTTTGGGGGTCCGTTCGGCGGTTACGCTGTTCGTGATCGGTTGAGCAGGAGTTTTTGCCGACTTCACAGCCCCGGCCTGCCCGGGGGAATGGCCGAGACGGCGTTCCGTCTCTTCCAAGCGACTTTCAAAGTACCGCATCAACGTTGCCGGGGCAAGGTCTATGCTTTGGAATTCTTTGAGCGCTGCCTGTGTGTCCTGGCCGTGCTTTCGGCGTACTGCCTGCCACGTGTTCGTGATTACCTCGAGGGCCGTCTGTTGGACCTCCTCAGCTGTGTAGCCCTTGCTCACACGCGCGTACTCTGGGGCGCCGTGCAGCTGCTTCAGTCCGGTCGTCAGCGTGGTCTGGAACTCGTCCGCCAGCCGCCGCTGCTGGGCCTCCCTGAGCGCACGGGTTTCTGCCTGGGTCTCATTCCGGATCCGCTCGATCTCCGACCGGTGACGGGCATCCATGTCCGCCATCAGCTTTTCTGGCGGAATGTTCCCGTTCTGAGCGACGTACGTAGTGAGCTGTTCCCAGCTCCACCCGAGTTCATGGAGAGCCTTCAGCGGCTCCCTCTGGCGCGTCTCGCGCCAGGTCTTGCGCTCGTTCTCGAAGCCCGCGCGCTCGGCCTCCAAAGCCTGGACCTTGAGCTCAGCGTCGCGGATCTTCGCCTCTCGCGCCGCGAGCCCCTTCGTCTTCCGATGCAGCGCGGCGAAACGCTTGCTCATCTCGGCGTCGTCGAGCTTCCCGTCCTTGTCCGTGACCTGCTTACGGAGCTCAGGGTCGTCGTCCGCGTCATCGGCAGGCGGAGCCTCGACTTCCGACTTCGGCTTCTCTGGTTCTGGCTTGGCCGGCGCTTCTACATCGAGCGCCTTCCTGCTCTTCGCGCGGAGCGCGTCGAGCTCCACCTCATCAGGCGTTGCGTCGATCGAGTAATCGACCGAGTCTTCCGCGCCGGAGAGTACCGGTTCGTTCGGTGTCGCCGGTGTCTCTGCGACAACTGCTGCTGCTACATCACTCACGCTGCTGCTCCTCCTGCCTGCATCCCCGCCTGCGCCGACTCGAGTTGAGCCTTACACGAGAGGATGAAATTTCTCACCTTGCCGAGTCTTGCGTTGTTCTCTGGCGACACGCTCCCGTCCGGGCGGCGCATCGCCTGGAGCCCCTCGATGTACATGAGCTGAGCCGTGTCGACGGCGAGAGCCAGGTTCATCGCCGGGTCCGGCGCCTCTTGAGGGCCGTCCCGGAGCATTGAGCTCACCATGCGTTCCACCAGTTTCCTGGGTCCCAGCTTCCGCCTGACAAACGCTGCCATGTCAGGATGGTCCATCTGCTCGAGGATGTCGTCCGGGTTCTGCATAATCCGGCTCTGGATCAGTCGCTCGGCCATATCGATCTGACCTGCCGGCGAGTCCCCGAGAAAGGAACTCGAGAATATCCGGAACATGAACTCATCCTCAGCGAGCCCGATGTCACGAAAGAAATTGATCCGCTCGGCGCCCTGATCGCCGAACACGCGAACCGTGTACCTTTTCATGTCGCGCGCGCAGCGGATGCGCTTTGCCGCGACGTCCATGAACAGATCCTCGTACGCGCGCGTCACGACACTAAATCCGTCGCTCTCGATGTCCTGATGGACCAGCTGGGCTCGCCCGCTCTGAGTTGGCATCGGTTTCGCGTTCGCCGTGAGCTGGCTAATGCGACTGATTTCGTAGGCCCTCTGGTACAGACGGTCCAGATGAGAAAATACCTCCGGGTTTGACGTCGCCGGAGCGATCACTTTCGGCTCTTTCCCGCTATAGAGCAGGATACTGCCAGGAATGTCCGTGATTGTCGTTTTCGCGACGCTGGCGCCTCGGTCGACGAGCACATAAGGGGTGCCCAGCAGGTGCATCGACTCCTGGATCTTCCGGAGCAGGCGATTGATCTCCGCCTGGATCCCTTTCAGCGATTCCATCAGCCCAAGGCCGTGCCAACCGAGCGGGCCTTCACTCCATGGGATCTTCGAGAACGGGTGCCACGAGTGCTTCCAAACACTCCGACGGAGCTCGATGCCGCCCACGCACTGAACCAACAGCCCGTCGTCTGCGCCTTCTTCGGTCGCCAGGTGGTAGGCCTCCTCGAAACGCACAACGCTCTGCCGGCGCGCGTTGAACAGGGCGTTGATTTCCTCCTCGTCGTTCTCTCCGGGGTGTTCAAGCTCGAGGATTTCTTCCCTCTTCTCTGGGAACATCTTCGCGAGCCGGTGCTTGTCGATGAACTTCCGCTGATAAATATTGCGCGGGTCGCCGTGCATGCCCTCGACGAAGTCGACCACTACCTCGGGCGGGAATACCCTCTCGGTGAGAACGCGCTCCGTCTTCTCGTGGGTAACACCCACTGTCTTGAAATACCCATCGCCGAAAATTGTGCAGTCCCCAAAAACACGCGGCCCACGCGCGTGCAGCTTGTCTTCGTAGATCCCCCCGGAGATCCACTGCTCTATCAGCTTCGCACGGTGCTTCGATTCCGGGTCAGCTCCGAACGTCTGGCACCACGGACGCGGCCGGAGCTTCGTGAGCTTCGCAGTGACCGCGTCACACATGTTTCTGCCAACGTTCAACGCAAGTGGGCTCGCTGTCCTCTGAGCGCTCGACCCGAGTGGTCCTATCCCAGCAACCGCCAGGTTCCTGTACATCTGCATGTGCGTGAGGTTCGCCCGTCGCAGCCCGCCCTGTTCGTCCATGATCGAGTCGATCGTGGACTTCACAGCCTCGCCGGCCTCCCCCTCTTCCGCTTCCCAAAATTCTTCGCTCATGACTTTCCTCACGCGCTCGCTAGGAGCTCTGACTCGTCTTTGCTCAGGCGCTCCTGGAGAAACTGTCTGGCGATCGTCTCGCGGGTCTCGTCATCCAGGTCCAGGTCGCGTTCCACTGGGACCTGCACAACCGACGATGCAAATTCCAGCGTGTGCAGCGCGCCGTTGTCCCAGAACTCGACCTTTGTGCACCCGAGCTCACGGAGCGCCCGGACTTTGTCCAAGTCTATATTCACCATACCATCTCCGATTCCATCTCCAGCTCGCGCTCGTAACGCTCGATCTCTTCCTCGATTGGGTCCAGATCGTTCGCCTTCGACAGGTTCGCGGCGCGCTCATCCGTCTCCTCGATGTACTCGCCGCAGAGCATCGCGAGCATCGGAGCGAAATCTCGGTGTCGACCGTCCGCCGTCTGCGTCATCACGATCTGAACGTCGCCGCCGGCATTCACTCGCTTTTTCACGCCGAGCAGATCCTCTCGCATCGCCTGAATCCCCGGAAGCTCGAGTCGGTGCATGCGCATCCTCGCAGCTAGCCCGAGGAATGCCTTGATCCTGTTCTCTTTGTTCCAGGCCGTGGGCGCGACCTCGACGCCTTTTTCTCGGGCGATGTCTCGGATCGGGTCGCATGCGTACTGATCAGTACGTACGCTCGCTATCCCGTATCTTTCGAGGTCCTCGGCAATCTCTCCGAGAACCGAAGGCGTGTGCAACGGGGCCGCGTGCGAGCCCTTCCACTGCTTCGCGAGCACGATGCGATAACTCCGATTGTCGGTCGTGTCACCGATGGCGAACGTCCAGGCGTTTCCCCTGGTAGCTGGATCCATGCACGCCGTGTAGACGTGCCCGTTCTCGAAATCCACAGGGTCCTCATCGCCTCTCGAACACGCAGCGATGTCGTCGGAGCTGAACAGGTTCGTCTCTGGGTCGAGAAACTGCGCGAGCACGTCGGTGCGGTGAGCGTCCGGGTCTCGTTTTTCGAGCTCGGCACACCGCTCCGGTGTCCACCAGTACGGGTTCATCGCCGGTCCTGTCGCTCGCACAACGGGGATCTTCTGGTCCGGGTTCTCCCAGTTCTGCTGAACCATCTCGTAAATGTCGCCCGTCGCGCCTACCGGAGAACCGACATAGATGATCACTGACTTCGGCAGCATGCGCCCACGAACCGCGCTCTGCATGTCCTTCAGGTTCACAACGCCATCCGCTTCCGCGCTGATGCGAGGCGCCTCGTCGAACACCATGCCCGCCATCCATCGACTGATCAGCGTTGTGCCGCTGCGCTGCCCAGCAACGACCATAATTTCGATCGGCGTCCCGCTCGGGTGGCGCACACGGATCGCGTCGGTCGTCGGCTTCTCAATCAGCAACGCGCTGAGGAGCGGGCTCGTCGTAAACGCCCCCCTCAGGTAGCTCATCGCAGCCTCTGCCTGGTCCGTATATTTTGAAACCAGGCTCACGCGCGGGATCTCGCCTGGCCTCAAACCCGGAGGCATCTCCACATTCTGCGTTGCCCAGGTCACACCGACGCATGCCTCGAGCGTCTTCGCGCAGCGGATAGCCGCCAGGACGATCGCCTCGGGCTCACCGCCGCTCGGTCGGACCCCGCCGTACGCCTGCTGCGTCGTCTCGTGACTCCACAGCTCGTCCGGAACCCGGGCGCCGCACATGGTGTAGCTCACTGCCCTTTGCAGCGGCGTGGCCGTCATCAGTCCGAACCCGAACTCGCTCGTCAGGAGTTCCTCCGGGGAACTGAACAGCTTCCGGAGTTTTATCTGTGCGAGTTCTAGCCGCACGGGTCACGGCTCCGGACTCACGTATTCCACCCTCTGCACGCTGGCCCATGGAACCTTCTGGATCCCCTTCGGCCCCACAATCACCATGCCTTCCGCAACTTCGTAGGCCTGGATTTCCTTCCCTACGTTCACCATGCGCACGGTCGCTGTGGTGTTCTGCGCGGTTCGTGCCGGGTCTCTCACCGCAGCCTCCGCTGTGAAGTGCACCTTGGAAATCAGCGGCAGCTTTCTCGGATCGAAACTCACGACAGCATCTCTCCCTGGCGCAGGATCTCCTGCACCTCGAACAAATCCTGCTGCAACTGAATCGCCAGCTGCCGCATCGACTGAGTATCACTCGGGTCAATCGGAACAGTCCCACCCGACGTGCGCGCGAGCCGCGCACTGATTCGCCCGTGGGCCTCGACCAGCAACTTCAGCAGCATCGGCGACATCGGCTGCGGAGGATCGAGCTCGACCCACCTCTGCCATTCCTTGTCCACCGCCTCGAGGAGCTTCCGCTCCACGGCGTACAAGTCAGAGCTGGTCGGCGCTCGCGAATTCACGCTCTGGGTAATATCACGCAGGTCATCCTATGACAAGCGGTGTCATGACAGTGCGTGTATGGCAATAAGCCACCCTCCCCCGGAACCCCCACCCCCAGCGGCAGCGGGAGAGAACGGTTCGTCTCCTGGCCTCTCCCGGTCGTAAACGCCGCACCGCTGCGTTCTCCACGTTCCTGGCAGGGTCAGGCAGGTCCACGGCGCAAAGACGCATCCTGATGTCGCGCAGGTCCCTTGTTGGCTGACACTGCTGTGTCATTCAGGTTTTTGACGATGGGTGAGGGGGTCCCTCTCCGCGAAGCGCCGCACCCCCGAAAATTCGATGGTCTGTTTTTCAGTACCACTGCCACCCCCCTACCCCCATGCCCCGGCCACCGAGTCGGAGCGAGTCGGGTTTCCTCGCGTGCGCAGGTTCTGCGAGTGAGAGCGCGCACGCGCGCCCTCTAACTGAGAGAGAGAGAAAGAGATATATAACAATACTATATTACACTTTCTCTCGCATTTCCTGGATAAAACCCGCCAGCCGGTTTACCGTTACATTGCGCCTTTTCCACAATCACTGCGCGAAAAAACGCGAAACTGATACTCACTGTGTCAAGCCTCAGTTAGTAACGACCCAAAACAATCATCCCTTTTCCCTAAACCCAAAAGTGTTGCACACATCACTTAATCATTAGTTTCCAAGCAAAAACTTACCAGCCGGCCGCTAGGCCCCCAACCCGGACCGGCCACCCGACTTTAGGCCGGCCCACCAGCATTTCCTGTAGGCTCACCGACCGATTCACGTCGCCAGTAGGCGCACGACCCGCCATATTCCCGGTCCAGTCTATCCACCATGCGCAGCGCGGAACGCAGGCTCTTGGCCTTGCGCACCTTCCCTTGGTGGACGCCACGGACAATCACCACCTCATATGTCGCCATGCCAGTTACCAGTGCAAAGACCGAGCCACGCAAAAGCTCAGCTAACTACAGGTAACCAGGTCCAACCCGGACACTTGTCCGCGGACACTTGTCCGCCCCCGGACACTTGTCCGCCGCTGGTACTGAAACCGAGCGCGTAACCACCTGATTACGGGCACTTGGGCTCGCCAATCACTCGGCACGGCTAATGCATCAGTACCTGGCATGACTGACCTGATGACCGAGGGACTCACGGGACGCCTGGTAGACCAGACGGAGAAGCTCATCGAGAGCGCGCCGAGCACGACTCACGTGCTGCGTGCGCTGGCGGAGGTACTGAGCGGTTTTGGGGACACCGACGGGGCCAAGCTCGTACTGGGGTTCGCGGCCGCTTACTCCAAGTACGAGGCGACCCAGATCTGAGCGCGCTGGGCGAGGGCCGAGGTGCAAACCACGACCCTCTCCCGGCCCGGGCAGGCCGAACAGGAGCACAGACCATGAATACACGTACATTCCTTGCAGCACTGATTACCTGGGTTGGCTACAGTCTGATCCTCGCGAAAGGCACGGCCGTTGCCGCGCCGCTCGAGTGCCGCTGGCGCGAGCTCGAACAAGGTCACGGGCAGGTCCGCGTCTGCCTCCCGCCAGCGCGGCCGGCTCGGTGACCTGGGCCAGGGGAGCGTCGTAGAGGGCGACCTTCCCCTGCCCCGGCTCGCCTGAGCTTGACACAGGATGACACGGAGGTTATGATGTCCACACTGAATGCGAGAGAGAAGCAGTTGATTGAGCGACTGATGTCACTGCGCGACAGGTATTCACAAGGAAAGATTGACGGCACAACGTACACGCGCCGTGTGCTCGACGTAAAGATCCTGCTCGCGCAGGAGCGCGTAGCGAAACTGTTCCGCGAGAGCGCCTGACCTCGGTCCGTGCCACTCACTCGCTGAGAGGCACGAGCCGGAGCCAGCCAAAGGAGTAGCCCCATGATTACGTATTCACAGTACAGGCCAACGGCATGCGACATACCAGGACTCGGACTCAAGGACCGCCAAGGGTGGCTCGTGGCGCCGTGCGGGACGAACCGCGATGCAGGGGTGCTGCAACGATCAAACTGGAATGCGCAGGCCCGCATGCTGAACGACGTAGACCCGGAAGGGCTAGACCACGAGGCGCACAGCTTCGGACACTGGGCGTGTGGGCACTTCGACATTGTGCTCGTGCGCCCAGGAAGCGATTGCGCCAAAGAAGCGGAACGCATTCAGGACGCGCTCGCTGAATACCCAGTGTTGGATGAGGCCGACTGGAGCAACGCTGAACACCAGGAAATCTGCGAATTCTGGCAGCACGAGAGCCTGAAAAGCCGGGTGCTGCTCTGCTCCGAAGCTGGAGTTTCGATCTTTGCCGCGCGTCGAGAAGCGCCGCCGGACAAGGTATACGAATCACTCAGAGACGAGGTGTTGTGATGGCACGGTTCAGATTCCTGACAGGCGACATCAATTGGATTGATTACGGCGGGAGCTGGTTCCGTCATGTTGGCGGTACACGGTACCACGTGATCGTTTTTACCAACATGATAGACGCATGCGGAAGAGATGCGGATCCGCACGAGAAGTACATTGTAGAGCTGAGAGAGGTCGACCTTTCAAGCCAGCTCTTGCATGAGGCTTTGGAGTGCTACGGACCAGAGGAACCAGATGGTTTAACTGATTGCCAGAAACGCCTGATGTACATCGACGCGCTCGCCAACTACGGAGCCTACGCGCCCCTAGGTGGGTGGGCTGGAAGGAACGCACGCAGGTTACTCGCCGGAGCCCGAGCGGAGTCACGTGCTCTAGAGGAGAATGTCGCGGCATACGAAAAAGCCATGTCTCGCCCAGTGAACCGCATCGGCTCTACCGCCCGCGAATACCAGGCCGGAGACATACAGTCCGCCATCACGCGCGGAGTAGCAGACGGCCGGCTCGAGGCGGAACTGATGCTCAGATTGGGAGTTGGCAGATGAAGGCAAGGAACAAAACAGGGGCCGCGGCATCCGCGGCTCGCGTGAGGGAATCGCTCGCGTTGTGTGGGCCTGATGGCTCGCAAACACTGCAACTGCTCGACGATGGCGGACGACCGTCGAGCTCAGGGCGGACTCACCGCATTCAGGTGCGAGTCCTCGGGACCATTGAGGGCCGACCTGTGACACTCTGGCACATAACGCACAATGTGGCCGAGGCCCTCGGCATGCGAATGACCAGGGATCAGGAGTCTATCCTCATGGGAGGCTACGGATACAGCCGTACGCTAGAGCTCGCCATGCGGCTCTCTGAACTGTGTGGGCATGAGCTCCACTGCGAGAGTCCGGGCTCATTCGCTGGGGCCAACGGATGGGTCCGGTCTCGGTCATGACACCGACCGAACGAGGTCGCATCGACGGCCTGAGGTACCGCGCGAGACTCGACAGACGAGGCGTCAGGCTCAGCCAGAGCAAGGCTCTGTACGTTGCGCTAGACGCGGGGGAGCGTCACTGGGAGCACGTAACGGCCGGGCGCCTCGCCGCAGAAGACGCGGCAGAGTACGGGCTCGCGTTCCTCTCTGTGGCACTCGCCCCGCCATGCGCCACCTGCGGCGCGCGAGTTGCGACGCACAGAGAGAATTGCTCCGCCTGCGAGGGTAAAGCTTGCCCAGCATGCGGCCGACCTAAACATGAACCAGACCAGGAATGCAGAGAGCCACAATGATGAAAAAGTTACTATTGACGGCGGTTCTCGTCACCGCGTGCGGCGGCGAGGTTATCCCCGACGAGTCTAGGGGACTGCCTCCGGCTGTTCCGCTTGTGCACACCAGTCGTGGGGATATCCACATCCTCCCGCTGTGGTCAGAGTCCACAGTAGAACTGGTGTACAGAGGACCGATCCCAGCTGCTGACATCGAAACCGGGGGCGGAGAGATCGCGGAGGGAGAGGTCTCCTATAGCGAGTACTGGGAGCCGGAATGGGGTGGCGCACACTTCATTGTGTACAGGCCGGACCGGAGCAGCGCGCACGCCATATTCTCGCCGAAACGCGACGGCACCCCGTACATCCCATGGGAGATCCGCATCCTCGGCAACGACGGTCGGCTCGATTGGAGATACTACTGCGGCGAGGGTGTCGCTGTGTGCGTGGGGCCGCTGTGACGCTCGAGGTAGTAAAAGGCGATCTGTGGGATTACTACGACCGCGGGGCGTGGATTGTCATACCAGTGAATATCGGCTGGAACAAAAACGGTTCGAATAATATGGGAGCAGGCGTGGCTCTACAGGCTGCGTTGCGCTGGCCTGGCCTTCCGCTGTGGTGGGGCAGGAAGTGTAGGTTCTACGGTGAAGCGACGCGAGTAACCGAGCGCACCGGATTGAATAGAAGGTTGATATTGTTCCCGGTAAAACCACTGCGCCCGCTGGTACCTGAACTGTCCTGGGACCAGTACGCCAGCCTGACACTGATAGAACGCAGCGCGGAACAACTCTCGCGCCAGTGTTCCGAAAAGGGTCAGGTGGTCCTGCCATTCGTCGGGTGCGGCAACGGTGGGCTCGACCCATTGGCTGTGAAACCAATACTCAAGCGCTACCTGAGCTCGCCTACGTTTCTCGTTGTCGATCGTCAGTACCAGCGCTCAGAGTAACGCACACGAGCTGGGGCGCGGTCGTCAGTTCGAACAATGCTGATGAGCTCGCCGCCTGCACACACACGAACCGTTCCTTTCGTGGCCAGGCAGACCCGGCGAGCTTCTGACATGGCGTCCCGCTGAGTCCCTGGGTACGCAGAGTGAAATGCACCGTTCAGATAGATCAAGAATGTCCTCGTCTTCCTACCGCCTCTCATACGAGTTTCACCCATCGCCAGACTCGCAGGTTGCTGGTCGGCTCGATCAGGTGCAATCGCTCGTACCCGAGTCGTCGGAATATAGAGCCGACACGGCGCGCGTCCGCCTGTGTCCGCTTCCCAGGGTCGACACCGACCCAAGTTAGACCCTCGTCAGTAGTAAAAACTGGCGCCTCGGAGCCGGCGCGCTCCAAGGACAGACGCACGCGGTCCTTGATAATCGATTCCCACGGCTCGGGGGCTAACCTCTGCTCCTGCTGCATGCTCAGCATGCCGAGGAGCTCCCGAGCGTTCCGATCCGGCCACCACTGGACACCGTTCCTGTAGGCGTAGTGCGCCTCAGCGAGTAGCAGGTTTCTGTCGCGCACGAGCGCGTCCAGATCAATGTGCCCGGTGCGTACGGGCCAGAACCGGCGAGCCCCGGTAGGATCCCTGACGTAATCGTCTTCATTGGTCGATCCGCCGAACACGACTCGCCTAGAGCGCTCGATGAAGTGTCTGCCGTACGGCGGCCTATATTTGTCCGTGAGCTGCGTCAGGAAGTCCTTTATCTTGGCCATTTCACCGTGTTGCAGAGCGGCAAGTTCTCCAATCTCGGCAATCCACGCTGAGTGGATGCTCATCTTGGCGTCCTTGTCGTCCAGGTTTCGAGCAGAAAACGACATGTACCAATCCCCGCCGATGACACGGAACACGCTGGTCTTGCCTGTCCCTTGCTGACCCTCGAGGATCAGCGTGTGGTCAGCCTGGCACCCGGGGCGAAAGGCGCGCGCGATAGCGCTGATGAGCCATGACTGTCCGACGAACCGAGTGTATGGGTTGTCCTCTGCGGAACAGTAGGCGCTCAGCCACCTGTCGATGCGCATGCATCCGTCCCATTCCATGGCCTCGATGTGTGACTGTAGCGAATTGATCGGGCGGCTCTTTGCTGCGGATACGAGGACGTCCTGGACGGCATCCTTAGCGAAGGTCACGCCGCGCCTGAGCGCGAACCAGTGGCCAACGTAGACCCATGCGTAGTCGTCCAGCTTGTCTCCCTCGAGCGGCGTTCGCATGCCTGGTATGTCCGGAGGCGTCTTGGCCCAGATGCACGTGTCACGCGCCTCGTCATAGACTACGCACCCTCGCCAGTCAGGCATGTTCTCCAGGCACACCTGGAGATTCCCTGCGAGCGGCATGGGGTCCCCGTTCTTGGCGTACTTGATCGAGCTCTCCCAGGGAGCGGCAGCCCCGACAGCGCGCGCGGCGCTCTCTCCGCCTTTCACGCCTCGTTTCGCTTCTTGGACGGCCTCCACTGGCAGCGCCTCGAGAACGAGCACCTGGAGTTCCTTGGAGCTCGGCGCTCGCGCCTGGCAGCTGGCATGCGAACAGTGGAACCACCCGAGCTTAGACGGACCGCTGGGCCCGAATACAACAGTACTGGAGTCGAAGCTCTGCCCGCAGCTGTGCTCGTTCTCCCAGGGGCACCGGACGGCCATTTTGGACGCACCGAGGCTCTGTCCGGCCATGCCAGCAGCAATGAACGCCTTGCCCATCACCGAGTCCACGGGAGGACCGCTGGTGCTGTCAGCTCGTTTCGGAATCTCGCACAGCCAGAACGGCGCGATGCAGATCTCCTCAGGCTGTCCGGAATCCCAGACGTACTCACCTAGTAGATGAGAACTCGGCGGAGCGACGATATAGGTTCCGTCGGCTTTGATTTCGACGCCCTGGATGGGAACGTGCGACCTGACGCGCTCCATCCCGTCGGGTACGCGGTAGTAGTAGTGCCAGCCCTTCCCGCCAGTGAGCGCAGTGAGTGTCGGCGGCAGTTCGCCATGCACACGCTGGAGCTCCACCACCCCGTTGTCCCCGTCGTTCCTAGGGTCCACGTCTACGACGACGAGCCTCGAGCGGCCGCACGCAATCCCAATGTTTGCCTCCGGATGCTCGATCCACCATCCGGTGATTATCTTCGGGTCGTCAGTGGCGTCCTTGAACCCGTTCTTGGTCCACGGGTGCTTGCCAGCCCTGCCGCAGGCCTGCCCGCAGGTGCACTGCTTTAGCGAGTTCACCGAGTGCACCGGGAACACGAAGATGCCCTGCTTGGCGAGGGAAAGAGCAGCCTCGAGCCTCGACCGATTCGGGAGTGCGACGACGTTACCCATTGGAGCAGTATCCCGGAGCTGCGATTAGCACCAGAAGCGCTAGTCCGACTTCACCGCAGAAGTTGGTGCGAATCCGCAGAACGCGACGGTCATTGAACCAGACGAAGTCTGGCTTGCCACTGAAGTTTCGCATGGACTCTGAGAGCCGCGACAGCGCCGACTCTAGTCGCTCTGGTTTGTCGGGGAAAAGTTCGCATGCCTCCGCGGCGTCTATCTTTCTCACAGGAAACATCAGCGTCACTTCTTCTTCCCTCTCAGCTTCGTCTGGATCTGAAGCTGCAAATCCTCGACGCGCTTCGTTGTCGAGAGCGACCACGACCAGAGTCCAGTCAGGTACTGCTTCTGAAGGAGCAGCAGGGCCTGATGGATCTGTTGCCGATCCATGTTTGGCGTCTGTCCCAGCAGGTGCTCGAGTCGGGCACAGAATTCGGCTCCGTCAGAGGTCTTAAGTTTGAACACACCGCTCATGAGCACACCTCGGTCCTCGCGCGACACAGGTACAAATAGCGCCAGCCGCCAGGCCAGCGCTCACGCAGGTCCACACCGTTCGCACACCTCCCGATCATCCGCAGCATCGACGCCTCTGAACAGCAGGCGCTACGCACCGCGGAGGCTCCTGAGCATGGCCCTTTCCTCGTCGGAGAGGAACACTCGGCCGCGGGTTTTCTGGTCGAACACCAAGCCGTCGCGACGGCCGGTAATGTTCGCGTTGTGACTGATCCAAGCCGAGAGGATCGGACGCTGGACTATTTGATAATCATGGGGAGCGAGGCGCCGGAGCCAGTCGATGTCCTCGTCTACCGTGAGCGCTTCGTTGAACCGGGGCAGGTTCTTGTTCAGGAACCCGGCGCCATTGAAGACGAACGGCTCGTAGCCTAGCGCGCGACAGGCCGTTGGCTCGTGCAAGTCGAGCATGTACGAGATGCGGTTGCCCACGTAACACACCGTACCGTTGATGTTCATCGCCAGGATATGCAGACGATCCGGGTGTTGACAGTCGTCGTCATCGAACCAGCAGACGATGTCCCCCTGCGCAGCGGCGAGCGCCAAGTTCCTCTGGAACGGTATGCTCGCCTTGGGCGACTCGATGAAACGGGTCCTGGTGCTGCATCCGTGCTGGTACTGGTCGACCGGTCCGGCGCAGACGACGATGTGCTCGAATTCGGTGTAG